CCAGAAGAAAAGCCAGAAGAAAAGCCAGAAGAAAAGCCAGTTGAAAAGCCAGAAGAAAAGCCAGAAGAAAAGCCAGAAGAAAAGCCAGAAGAAAAGCCAGACGCACCAGGTGTAATTACTTTACCGGACTTTAGTTGAGAGATGATATGAGATATTTAGATATTAAAATTGTAGAAGAGATAAATGCTATAACTGATTATGCCGAAGGTGATTTATTTGAGGTTATAATTAAAATTGACACACAAGAAGATTTATTTAAAATTCCTAAAGTGCCTTTCTCATTATTTTCTAGCAACGACCCTGCAGTAGTTTTTGACATATTTAAAAGATATATTAAAAACAATTCCTCAGATGTTGCAGAGTCATTTAAGATTGTAACTATACAAGTAATAGATCCTGATGGTGTAGAAATGCCATTACAAAATTTATTTCCTAGTATAGACGGCGACGAAGATATAGCTAAAGATTATTTTAACTCAGTCGTCACAGTTAATCTTAATGATTCAAGAATATACGAATATAAACAATGGTTAGCTGATGATACTCAAACAACCTTCCAACAAGATAACCGTGCACCGACATTTACTAAAGATAGATTGAAAGAGTTAACTATTATTGAAGAGGGCCCTATGCAGGGAGCGTTAGTTGATCCTACCTTAGGAACGGCTGTTGGAGCAATTGCTGGCACACCTGCTGAATCTAAACTAAATGACTACATGAATAATGCAGCCGGTATGCCTAAAATGGTTGGCATTGTTGGTACGCCGGGATCGTCTCAGGATGGTGCAGAAGGTAGCTCAGGAATCATGTCAGATGAAGAACAAGCTAAAGTACCTAGTATTGTTGAACAGTTATTTGCTTCCATAGATGGTTTTGGTACAAACGAAACTAAAATGATTGCTGCTTTAAGTAGAATCACTAGTCCTGCACAGTTAAACGAAATAATTAAGTCATACCGCAAAGAATATGATAGGAATTTAGCTGGTGATATTCGTGCAGAATTTGAGTTTCAGGGAGGTAATACTACTAGCGTAATAGCTGAATTAAACGACGTGATGATGCCATTAGGATGGGAATTAACAGGCACACCATTTACAAGCTTGCAATGGAAACGATATGAAGGTCGGTGGAAGTAATGCAACATTTTTATGATGGACAAATACGCAGGTACATAACACAGATTGTTCGCCTAATGAGTAATTTTAGTTACAAAGACGGCAAAGGCAAGCTTACTGAAATTCCAGTAATGTACGGTGACTTAACTCGACAAGTTGCTAATATTATTAGAGAGAACAGTGAGAATAAAATTCCAAGTGCGCCTCGCATGGCAGTGTATATCACTGGTATTGAGCAAGATCTTAATCGAATGGCAGATTCTAGTTATGTAAATAAACTTAATATTAGAGAACGTGCATACGATGCTGACGGTAACGAATACTTAAACACCGAAGGTAAAAACTATACAGTTGAAAGACTAATGCCTACTCCGTACACACTTTCTTTAAGTGTTGACATATGGAGTTCTAATACAGATCAAAAATTACAAATACTTGAGCAAATATTAATGTTGTTTAACCCAAGTTTAGAAATTCAAACAACTGATAATTATATTGACTGGACAAGTTTAAGTGTAGTAAATTTAACAGGTACTACTTTTAGTAGTAGAAGTATTCCAGTAGGCACCGAAAGTGAAATTGATATTGCAACATTAAATTTTCAAACACCTATATACATTAGTCCTCCTATTAAAGTTAAACGGCTTGGTGTTATTACTACTATTGTACAAAGTATCTTTAACGAAACTGCTGGAACTATTGAACTTGACTTGTCGAGACCTCTGTTACAAGCGTATCAAGATAGAAACTTCCCTACATCTGACACACGTACATCGATATCTAAAGATAGTGGTGCTACAGTAAACGACACTGATGCAAGTGCTAGGGTTGCTGTATTACCAACTGACGGTATTAAAGAATTTAAGAAAGATCCTTCAATATTAAAAACTGATGCAGATGTAGTAATTAATACAAGCCATGATAATTATGGTATACTTGTGCTTACAGAAAATCAATCATCATCAGCAAAACTTGTAAGAAAAGGAGTTGTTGGTGCCGAGACATGGTTTGGATATTTAAAATCTATGCCATTTGATTTTGACGGAACTGGTTCGTTATCCGGAACTGAAGTTCGATTGTTAAGAACTGATTGGAGTACTGAAATTGTAGGTTATGTACAAATTAATCCGTCAGATAATAGCGAATTAATAATTAATTGGGATAGCGACACGTTACCAAGTGATACAGTGTTTCATGGTCCTAACGGAGATAGAAATAAAATTGATTATATTATAGATCCACAAAGGACTAATCCTACAGATCTAAAATCAAGTAATCCAAGAATATTATTATTAGGAAACATTAACAATAGTAGTAATACTAGCAATGCAGGGTACGACGGTCCAGATGCTTGGAAAAATACCAACGGTACTGATTTTGCAGCAAGTGCTAATGACATTGTTGAATGGGACGGAACTACTTGGCATATTGTCTTTAATGCTAGCGAAGAAGATAGCACTGTTGTATATACTACTAATCTAAACACTGGCGTACAATACAAGTATGACCAAGATGAATGGATATTGTCAGTTGACGGTGAATATCCAGTTGGAACATGGCGACTAGAATTCTAACATAACTACTAGTATGGTTAAAGAAATTATAGTTTGCAGCGGAGCCTTAGTTTACGCACTTAACACTAAGAGATTCTTATTTTTACACAGAGCTAAAGGACGCCATGATAATCTCTGGGGATTAGTTGGTGGTACTAACGAAGGTTCTGAAACTCCGTGGGAAGGCTTACAACGTGAAATCTTTGAAGAGATTGGCGAAATAGCAATTAAAAAAACCATTCCTCTAGAAACGTTTATATCTAATGATTCTAAATTTCATTTTTACACATACTTGTGTGTAGTTGAAGATGAATTTTTGCCAACATTAAATGACGAACATAATGGTTATGCTTGGACAGAATTTAATAAATGGCCAAAGCCGTTACACTACGGTTTAAGAAATACACTTTCAAATAAGATTAATTTATCAAAATTGGAAACAGTTTTTAAAGTAATCGACTTAATGCAGTAGAGGTACACATGTCTGAAGAAAATAAAAATGTAATCGAACATCCCTGGGGCTATGAATTAGTGTGGGCTAACAAACCTAACTACTGCGGTAAAATATTTTACTTTACTACTAGTGGTTCTAAAACGCCGTTCTTTTTTAATGCAGAAACAGACAAATCAATGTTTGTGAATAGTGGCTCATTTAAATGTCGATGGATCGATACTAGCTCAGGGCAGGTATTTGAGCAAGAATTAACTGAAGGTCAAGTATGGGATTGTCCTAAATTAATGCCATGCTCGTTACAAGCACTGCACGACGGCGCAAATATAACTGTAGTATCAGAAGGTAATAACGAAGATGAAAAGATTATTATTAAAGCAGAGAATTTTTAATGTCTTATAAATTAACAAATAATCAAATCAAAGATGATCTTACTAATTACAAAGAAGCTATTAGTCGCATAACTAACCCAAATGTAAAAATTCAATTTGAAACTATTTTTAATGACTTAGTAAATCAACTTAATTTTATAGAAGAAGCGCATAATAGTTATAATAATGGATATATAGATCCTAGACAAAATCGAGAAAATGTTATTCGAATGATTGATTGTCGAAAAAAACTTAATAAGTTATTAAATAACGCTTAGTCGCTTTATAACTATTCCGCCAACCATAGCAATATGATTTAGGCATTGATATCTATATGTACCACTAATTGATTCAGGTATTTGCCAATATAGCGTTCCGCTACTTTTTCCTTGTGCATTAGCACCTGTAGATACTGTTCCGTCAGGAGCTACATGTACTACACCAATATTATATGCCGACGAAGTTGGATCTTGTATTTCAAAAGGGTGGCTGCTGCCTATTCCTGTTAAATCAAACGCAATAGTAGTACCTGCTAGGCCATA